AGCTTTAGAATCTGCTCAATACTTAGTGACAAACTCACTACTTCTTGGTTCAGGAACTTTAGCTACACCATTTAGCGACACGTAAAAAATAAATAAATAGTGGCTCCTTCGGGAGCCACAAACTTAGGAGAATAAAATGGGAATGACAACTGACGTAAAAGCAGTCCAAATAACTGGAACAGGATCTGTTTTTGCTGGAAGAACAAGATTAAGAGGAATCATGATGACTAATGATGGTACATCAGGTACTCAATCTATTACATTACAAGATGGTAATTCAGTAACTCAATGGACTTCTGATTGTCCACAAGGCGATGTATTTGCATTTAATTTACCAATGGATGGTATTTTATTTAAAGATGGAATGACTTGTTCGGCAATTGGTGGTGATATTACTGCAACTGTTTTAATTGATAAATAATGAATAACTATTACGCGGACATTCTTTCTTTTAAAAAAGGAGGTATGCCTCCTCGTAATAAGAAAAATTTCAGATCAACAAAATCAGGTGCTGGCATGACACAAGCTGGTGTCATGGCTTACAGAAGAAAAAACCCTGGAAGTAAATTAAAAACAGCTGTAACAGAAGATAAACCAGGTCCTAAACGTGCAGCGAGAAGAAGATCTTATTGTGCAAGATCAGCAGGACAAATGAAACAATTTCCTAAAGCTGCTAAAGATCCAAATTCAAGATTAAGACAAGCGAGAAGAAGATGGAAATGTTAAATGGCTACTTATCTCAACGCAAATACACCGACAATTTATTGTCAAATAAGAAAGGAATATCTTTATGATTTTAAAAAACATGATGGAGAAAGCGAAGACGCAGTTATCTTTGGTCTTGCATCGATACCAGGACGTGCAGTCTTATTTCACGCGATGCTCCCGAACGGTGCGGTCTACTATCGCCTGCCTATCTCAGCTTTTTTCCAAAAACATTTACAAAGAGCCGAAGTGCCCGATATGTCGCTTGACTCCTTGGAACTGTGGGATTGCTTTAGTTATTATCCTAGTGTCCATCAGTTTGATTTTTTAAACGGAATCAAAGGTAAGTATCTTGGAAAAGATAAAAAATTTTATCATGGATCGTATTTATTTACGATTGATTGGGCGCATCCAGATAATAATATTCTTAATACAGAACATAGTGAAATCCCTCAAGAACATAAGTGCGGCCATGTTATCCAACTTGATAACGGTAATTTTGCTATTCAGCCTAATAATCGCATTCTTTGGCATGCTTCTAATTATACTGTTAAAAACAATTGGCCTGACTATCATGTCCAAACTACAGAGTGGTCGGTAGAAGATTCAAACTTCCAAGTAGAAGACACGGATAATATGTTTTATAATGTGGAAGAAATAAAAAAGGAGGATGTATGATAAATAGATTTACTCATTTATTTAAAAACAGAAATAAAGAACAATCATTACTTTCTAAAGCTAAAGCATTATTTAGTGCGAGACAGGAAGTAGATATCAATGCAAATGGTACTTCGGGATATGTTGTTAAACATGGTTCTAACAAAGGAAAAGTATTAGCGCACAAAGTAATTAAATCCACCAGTAATTGGTAAACGATGAAGATTAGTGATTCAACATCTGTGGCACTGCCACTACGTAATCTTATTGCCATTATTGCAGCCGTAGGTGCTGGAGTATGGTTTGCGTTTGGTGTTATTGAAAGACTTAATCAACTAGAGACTAAAAATAAATTATTTGAAAATGATTTACTGGAGGCTTCTGTTCAAAAACCTATTGATCAAGAGCAATTTATGCTCATTGAATATCTAACAAAACAATTAGAAAAACATGCAAAAATGTTAGAGGACAATGTTCATACTGGTGTGATGTTAAAACAATATGATAAAGAAATTGATAAATTAAAAAAAGATGTTGAGAGATTAAAGGATGCAACACGTGATATTAAATTTGCAAATGGAAATGGTAAACACTGATGATAGAAGTGGTTGTAGCTTTGTGCTTATTTTTAAACGATAGGATGATAGAACATTCACATAAAGAATCATTATCTGATTGTTTAGAGACTAAACGAAAAATAGAACGAAACAATGATAGTGGTAATTCACGTGTACAATGTTCTGTCGTTAAAGCGAAAGTATATGTGGATCAGCATGGAATTAAACGAATAGAAAAGATTGTGGGACATTAATGAAACGTTGTATTTATTGGGTATATAAAGGCTTCTGTCTCTTGTTAAAAGATTGCAAATGTAATAAGATTGATAAAAATTTAAATGAAAGAATAGATAATTGTAATCCTTTTAGATATACATCATGAAACTTTCAGCTAATTTTAATTTATCCGAATTAACTAAATCACAAACAGCCGAAAGAAGAGGAATTTCAAACAACCCTTCTCCAGGTCAAATTGATAATTTAAAAGAATTATGCATGAATGTATTACAACCTATACGTTCTAATTTTGATAAACCAGTTATTGTTTCTTCTGGATATAGATCTGCAGAATTATGCATAGCTATTGGAAGTAGTATCGATTCACAACATACCGAGGGTAAAGCCGCAGATATAGAAGTGCCAGGCATTGATAATAAGGAACTTGCTGAATGGATTAGACACAACCTAGAATACGATCAATTAATATTAGAGTTCTATAAAGATGGTGAACCAGATTCAGGTTGGGTGCATATATCTTACAATGGAACTGAAAATAGAAAACAAAATTTATTGGCTTATAAAGATGAAAACAAAAAAACGAGGTATAAACCATGGTAATAGGAAGATCACAAATGACTAAACAAGTGGAGGGACAACTCCGTGGGGCTAAAAAACAAAAAGTCAAAAAACCTAAAAAATCCAATAGCAAAAGAAGTAAGGTCTAGAAAATACAGGCCTCAAGTGGTACAATCAGATAAGTTGTACAACCGCCAAAAGGAGAGAAATAACACTCTCAAAGCGGCCGCTACTGAGGAGGATTAATGAAAAAAGGTAAGAATAAAAAATCTGGACCTTGTTGGGAAGGATATGAGATGGTGGGTATGAAAACCAAAAATGGTAGAAAAGTACCTAATTGTGTTCCTATGAAAAAAAGATCTAAAGGATCTTCTAAACAAGGGGAATATGTTGGATCTCATATTAAATCCACTATAGGTGAAGGTGAATACGTTTCTAATAAATCTTATGAAAATTATTATAAAGGTATGATTTAATGTCAGGGAAAATTGTTTTTGACGTTGTTAAAAAAGCTTTTCCAGGTGCTTCTAAAGCAGTTAAAAATACTTTTAAAAAGCTTTATGATGAAATGAGCGTTAACATGTCAAAAGATTCTGCTTTTGAACAAGCTAAAAAAGAAACCAGGGAAATACATAAAGACATGTATAAAAAGAAACCTGAAAGTAAAAAAATAGGTGGAATGTTAAAAGCTTATACAGGGAAAGCAGTTAAACAATCCACTGAAACTAAAAAAGAATTTGAAATGAGACATGAGCATCATACAAGTTATAAAGGTCTAAGTGATTATTATAAAGGATTAATTTAATGGCAACATCAGGAACTACAGCATTTAATTTAACCATTGAAGAAGTCATTGATGAAGCATTTAATAGATGTGGATTAAGACCTAACTCAGGTAATGATTTAAAACGAGCTAGAAGAAATCTTAATATATTATTTTCTGAATGGGGAAATAGAGGAGTTCATCTTTGGAAAATAGAATTAGATGAAGTAGCTTTAGTTTCAGGACAAGCTGAGTATACAGTGGCGAGTGATGTTTCTGATGTGCTAGAAGCATTTGTTTCATCCACAGGTGGAGGAAGCGATACGGTAACTACTCAAGATGTATCTTTAACTAAAATAGATAGATCAGCTTATGCTGCTCTTCCAAATAAACTTTCTGTCGGCCAACCGTCACAGTATTATGTTTCTAGATTAACCACTCCTAAAATTTATTTATATCAGGCACCTGATTTAAATACGTACACTTATTTAAAATATTATGTAGTTAAAAGAATTGAAGATGCTGGAGCTTATTCTAATAATCCAGATGCAGTTTATAGATTTTTACCTTGTATGGTAGCAGGACTCGCTTATTATTTATCTTTTCAATATGCCATTGACCGATCTCAAATGTTAAAATTAGCATATGAAGATGAAATGAAAAGAGCGTTAGATGAAGATGGATCAAGAACATCTTTATATATTTCGCCACAAACTTATTTTGGAGATGGTGTATAATGGCTTGGGCTAGAGGAAAAAGATCTATGGCAATATCTGATCGTTCAGGTCAAGCATTTCCATATGTAGAAATGGTTAGAGAATGGAATGGTTCACTTGTTCATATATCTGAATATGAATCTAAACATCCTCAAATTAGACGTAAAAAAGTAACTGCAGATGCTATTGCTTTACAAAATTCAAGAGCACAAGATTTTAATATTAATTCTGGTGGTAAAAATTACACAACAGTAAGTTTAACATTACCAGGTGATTTTGCTTTTGAATCTAATGGCATGCAACCTGATGATGGATCAGAACAAAATAGAAAAAGAATTATAAACTCCTTAGTGGGTCAAGTAACGGTGGTAATATCATAATGGCTATAACTTACGCAAATTTTTTAACTCAAGTTAGAAACTACACAGAAGTAGATTCTAATGTTTTATCAGATAGTTTATTAGATCAATTTATTAGAATTATTGAACTCGATGTTGCTAATAAAGTGGATTACGATGACTTAAGAAAATATGCGACGGCTAATTTTGTAACAGGTCAAAGATATATTAATAGACCAGGAGATGAAATTATAATCAGATCAGTTCAAGTTATTGATGGATCTGGAAACAGAACGTTTTTAGAAAAAAGAGATACAAGTTTTATTTCAGAATACAATAATAATGGCTCTACAGGATTGCCTCTTTATTATGCAAACTGGAATGAAAATACATTTTTAGTTGCACCTACTCCTGATCAGGCATATCAAGTGCAATTAAATTACATCATTGATCCACCTCATTTTACGTCAACTAATAATACTTATTTGGCACAATATCAGGAATCAATGTTATTACATGGGGTTTTAACAGAGGCTTTTTCATATCTAAAAGGCCCTGCAGATATGTACAATCTCTATAAAACAAAGTATGATGAGGAAGTACAACTTTTTGCTTTACAGCAAATGGGAAGACGAAGAAGAGATGAATATTCAGATGGAGTGCCTAGGATTAAAGTGCCTAGTCCATCTCCATAAACTATTAAATAAGGAGCTACAAAATGGCAATTACAACAAACGCAATATGCAACACTTTCAAAGAAGAAATTCTTGAAGGCGTGCATGATTTCACTGTAGGCACAGGAAATACTTTTAAATTAGCATTATACGATAACACAGCATCTATTGGTGCGGACACTACTTCATACGATGTAAGTATCACAGGACAAGTTGGAGATACTGGACAGTATGTTGCAGGTGGCGGAGCATTAGTTAATGCTTTAGTATCAGTTAACGGAACAACAGCTTTTGTTGATTTCGATGACTTATCCTTTACTGGAGTGACTTTAACTGCAAGAGGTGCATTAATTTATAATGACTCAGCATCTGGTGATCCATCAGTGGCAGTTTTAGATTTCGGTGGAGATAAAACAGCTACTTCAGGAACTTTTACAGTACAGTTTCCAGATGCTAATGATACACAAGCTATTATTAGAATATCGTAAGGAGGATTAAACAATGGCTTTGGTAGTAAATGATAGAGTAAAAGAAACTTCGACTACAACAGGCACGGGTACATTTACCCTTGACGGTGCAGTATCTGGTTTTGAAACTTTTTCATCTGCGATTGGAAATACAAATACAACTTATTATGCAATCGTTAATAGTAACGGTGAATTTGAAGTTGGTTTAGGA